ATCTTATGGAAAAACACCCAAATTCGAAAAACAAGCGAGTCTCGCGATAATGAGGCATCAATGAATTACAACTTAATTTTTCTCGAGTTTCAGCATGTCTGATATTCAGGAAGAACGAGAGTATTTCAAGGAGTGTAGTAAGCGTTACGAGAAGAAGAGTAAGAGTGAACAACATGCGAAAATCCAAACGAATTTATCAGCGCTTAAGAAATGCGGCAAGGTATGGGAATTTGGACATGAGATTAATTTCAACGACCCAAGAGACCAGAGAAATTATCTTGTTTACGTGGCGGAATGGCTTGCGAGTATTAAGTTACCAAGCGACATTACAAAATTCAATGATTTCGTCAAGAGACATAAAAAACGTCACAGAGTTATTGTATGGAGAATTCTTAGCCACGGAGGCATGAAGAGAGCGACATGTTTAGTAAAATCAGTAGACCGAAGGTTGAAACAAACCGATATTGATTCTATGGACATAGAAGCGCAAGGAAGCAGTTCGCTTACATGGTGGGATATCATTTATTTCGTTCTTTTTGGCTTTATGCAAGAAGGATGGGAAATAACAACAGATCGATGGAAGAAGTTGAAGTTGTGGCTTAAGTCACTTAATGTGACCGAGGCAACAGTTAAACTAGGAGGAAGTTTGATGACAAATATCAAACATGCTGGAAACAGCGTATCGGAAGGAGTAAAGAACCTAGGAATATGGATCAAGAAGATGGTAAAAGATATGTTAGCATATCTACCGTCAGGAATGGAAATCATATGGTGGATAGCAAAACACTTTACGACAATACTCGCCTTGATGGCGGGTGCTGTTGTAATAGGAGTTTTAGCTCCTATTATAGCAGTCCCAGTAATGAGATTGTTGTTTAAGAAATATGAGATCCAAGGAGGAGACAAGGTTTTAGACCAGATGGATGCCAAAACAGAGGCACAAGGATGGACCCCAGGAATTGCGGATGATTTTTTGGAGATGATTGCAGTTAACTTTAAGATTCCCACAAAAGAATTATCAGGAGCAGTAGGAGCACTACCAAAGCTTGCCTCTATAGGCAAAGCTATTGAGTGGTTTTTGGAGAAAGGATACACAATAATATTGTGTTTAGTAGAGTTTGTAACAGGAAAACCGTTAGCTTATGATGAAGTAGAGAAATCTATCTTAACATTTGTTGACGGAGTTTCAACGTTTAAAGCTCTAGTACAGGCAGGAGATATGTTGATAGCATTGGCTCCAGATACACTCGCGCGAGATCAAGCGTTAGAGCAGCAGAA